GTAACTGGTAATCTTAGGCATGTGTCTAGCGCGTGGTATTTTCTGCTTAAATACCGACACGCGACACGAAGTTGTGGGTAATACTAGACCACAACTTCGTATCAGGTTCGGCCGGACCCCCACTCACGTGGGGGCCCCCCGGCCTCCCCCCGTTAGCTGTTTTATGTTACCTATTGTAGTGGGCTTCAACCCTAACCGGGGGCTTCGCCCCCGGAACCCTAACCCTAACCCTAACTAAAAGCTTTATCGAAATGAACGCGGGTAGTGATGCGGCGCTTGAGCGCCTCGTGATGTTCCTGCTTGGCCGTAGGGTACCAACGATCAATAGGAACGTTGGTAGTGATATAGATTATCTCCGGGCACCACTGGGTAAACCCGCCTTTGACGGGTGCTTGAACCGGATATCGATCTAACAGCTGCAGCATGTGGGTAATGGATGGATGCTCTCCGTCAAAGTCGTCGAACAGGGCGACCTTCTGTCCCCAATAGCCATCAAACCATTGTGAACCGATAGTGGTCACGGGCGCACGCCAAATCTCGTCAAGCGAATGATCATCATAGACGGTCCTTGTTTTGCCCGTGCCTGTGTCGCCATGATAAACTATCACCGCCTTCTCCTGAAGCCGGCGTCGCTTAGCTGAATAATGAGCGGCTGCAGCCATCATTCCTCGTTGGTACTTAGCCATGACAACGGGGTGCTCATCCCAGAGTCGAGAAAATCCAGCTGTCGTGGGCTCAGCTCGTAGAATAGCGATGGCACCGGCGATGTCGCTTCGTCGGCCCTGGCCGCCTCCATCAAAAGTTCCATACTCGGTCGGGGCCGTTCCAGGAAGTCGAGTATCGTCCTTTCGGCAATAATCGCGCGCGGATGACCGATCTCCACGAGCTCGTTCCAAATGACATCGAGGGTCTCCAACCACTCCACGCACTCGGGACAACCGCACTGGCGTGCTGAACTCCAGGTATCCCTGCCAATGCTCCCGCTCGGTGGTTGGGCAGCGCTCACGCTGCCAGATTCCGTACCGGACGAGAGTATCGTCTGGCTGTGCGGCGAAGGGGCAAATGTCCTCGGCATAGCTCGTGAAACACCAGCGGCGAGAAGTCATGAAGTGAAAAACCAGCGCCGAAGCGCTATTTATATGAAAATTTAAAAGTTTGAATCTTGTAACGGTCACCCCTGGAGACCCTGTATGACCTATTTAAGAAACGACGTTCTCCTTTAGGCCACGGAAGGTGGCCCAAAAGCGGATCTTGAAATAACCGCGAACGACGGCCGATGCGGCAAACGCAGTATTGCTGGTATTGGCAATAGCAAAGTCCGACCGGAGCGGATGAGTGGGGTTAGTTCCCACAGACGTCCAGTACTCGTCCTGGGTCTGCTTGAGTAGCTTGTTCGGATAGTAGACCTGCTTAAGGGTCACTGCCCGAGTATGATCTCCGGTATCCGTGAAACGGAGGAGCTTCTTACGATAACGGCGACCCTCCATCAAGTTGGTCGCAGTGGTGCATGCTCCACCACCAATGGAAGGAGCATACGTATCCAAAAAGACATGACCGAACATGTCATCATCGGTGGAGGCACTAGACGTGGCAATAAATGTACACATCACCTCCACCTTGAACACATTATAGTACTCATATATCGCCGCAAACTGATCGAACCAGTGCGGCTGATGACCACCAACCGAATACTGCGGATCGAACAGACTGTTCAAACGTGCCTCGTACAGCTTGTTGACAGCACCTGCAGCGGAAGTCATCGAACCATCAGAGAAGTTATCGAAGTAGTCCATCGTCACAATAGCTTTCTGCGGCAGGCCATTGAAAAGCTTAATTGGCGAACGACGAGCACGAACGTTAAGCTGAGTGCTAGTACGATGGCCGTAATTACGAGCAGTACGAGTAGCTCCGGTACGGGCTCGCTTCCGCGAGGATCGGCGGCCGGATGTGCGCTTGCGCTTCCTATAGTAACTGGTAATCTTAGGCATGTGTCTAGCGCGTGGTATTTTCTGCTTAAATACCGACACGCGACACGAAGTTGTGGGTAATACTAGACCACAACTTCG